GTACAAATTTTTCAAAAGACATTGTTGTTCCATCAACATCTAGTGCTTTTCTATCATTACCGTTGTATGGTAAATTTATAAAGTTACCATTTGATACTGTGCCATCACTTGACACAAGTTGTGTTTGCTTTGGAAATATTTCTGTTGATGCAGGTAATTTAAAAACAAATAATAATTCGTCTAAAAAATTTCTTATCTCTTTTGCTTTGACCCACCTAGTGGTGAATACATATAAATGTAATCCACCACTTTTTGATTTTACTGGAATTACTGGTAGATTTTTTTCTGTAATTATTTCTAAATATTTTTTTAAATTAAAATTAGTGTAGCTTTTTGGATCTATATCTATCGCACCAAATATAGATGTGCCTTCATCATCGCAAGGATTTATACCTATTGATTTCTTTCCTGTTAAATGGTCTTCGTAATCTTGATCTGTAATTTCTTTTTTAGCCCAACCATAATCTTTTGGGTCAAATTTAATTTTACCTGATTCGTCTTTATATCCTCTTTCAATATTACAAAATCCGTAATTACGTTTTAAACCTGTAAAATATTTTATAAAATCTTTCATAGTGTAGTGGGCGACTCCACTCTCGCTTTGCCGCCCATCGTTGCAACTGTTCCCATAGGGAATTAGACAATGTTCTCCGTAGAACCATTGCTTTCATACTTTGGTTTAGCAGAACCTTTTGCTACAGTCTTCTGTAACTCTTGAGCTGCTACGTATAAAGCAGAGTCTTCTTTGTTAGATACATCTAACATTCTGACTTTTGATGGCTTGTATACATGCCAACTTTTGCTGCCTGCAGTTTTGCCAACTGTTTTTAAGTTGAACATTGCTGAGAAAGCTGCCGGTTGAAATGTACCTTTTGCATCTGTCATCCTTAAATTGGTGATCAGATTATTTAGTTCCCTCGCCGGTGAAAGATTAGACGATCTCATTGGAATGACAGCCGGTCTAGATTCATTTCCCATAACTACCATCACATAGAAGTATGCAGTTTTCTCTACATAATTTCCATTTGGTAATCTGTATCTACCGTTTCTTTCTTCTACTGCATCTGCCGGAATCTGCATGTGAGTTCCAACTGGAGCAGAAGCACTATCACCTCTCTCTTGCCATTCAGGATATCTAGTTTGAGCATGAGCAACGATTATATCGATACCTTTACCCTCACCATCTATCAACTGACCAAGTGATGAAGCATAGATCATTCCTGGTTTAGATCCTTCTACATATTTAGGATCTCTTTGATTACACTCTGGAGAAAGTTGATGCAGAATTTTCAAGATAGGTGTGGACACATCTTCTTGTTTTATTTCTTCCGCTCCTTTTCTAGAGTCTTCTCTCATGTTTACTACAGCTAGAGATCCGCTGTTTTGTTTGACTAGTTCAGTCATTTTTCCTCCTATTGAGTTATTAGTTTATTGTTTTACTTTTTACCTTTTATTTTTGTTTGATTTCCATCAAACGTCCAAAAAAGATCTTCTGGAACTTCGTTTCCTTTGTTCTTCCAATCTTCCATGGTTACTTTTAGGGTCATGGCATGAACCGCCTCTTTTTGAGCCGGCTCAAAGCCTTGACCTTTTGCAAGGGTGGCATAAGCCAGTGCCTTGTTTTCTTCGCCCTGGCCAAAGGTAACAGTGATATCATTTTTAATAATATCACCGAGGCCATTGTTTCGAAGCCATTGATATGCCTCAGCTTTTTTATCAGCTTTTATTGTGGCACTATAAATTTTTTTAATAGAAACTTCTGATCCATCTTTTAATGTAAGTGAACTTAAGTTCATGTCTTCCATTAACTTAGGTATAACAACACCAGACTGAACTTTCTCATCTGATTTTAAATCTTTTAGTTTTTTTTCTGCTTCTTGAATTTGAGCTTGTATAGATTTTAATTTTTCTAGCTCTTCTGATAGTTTTTCTGGATCAATAACATCGCTCTGATCCGGCGCATCTTGTCTTAAATCAATCATGTACTTTCCTTTATATGTTTATTAGTTTAAATTTTTAATATCACTTCTTTATATAAAGATGTAATTATTAATGTCAACTAATATTTTGAAAGTCCATCTCAATTGGATAGTATGACATTTGTCTTCTATCCCATTTTAATGTTTTGTACTTTCTAAATTTTATAGCTAATATACTGCCAACAGTTTGTATTAAATTAGGATCACCATAATTTAAAATATAATCTTCTTCTGGATTAAAATTTTTTAGTTGTTGATTTATTTCAATAATTAAAGGCCCTGGTGATAATTGCATTTGTGCTAATCTTTTATTCATGACCACAATCTCGCCATATTTTAAAGCAGGCGTAATATCAAACTTAGGCTTGTTAATCTTAGCGGGATCATCGCTATATTTAATTAATGGTATTTCTTGAACTAAATAAACTTTTGACATTGACTTTCTTTTTCTATCCTATATATAGGATATTAGAAAGAAAAGTAAAGATGTTTTATAAATTTAAAACCAAACCGTATCAGCATCAGCTAGATACATTAAAAGAATCTTGGGATAAGGAAAACTATGCCTATTTTATGGAAATGGGTACAGGTAAATCTAAGGTTCTTTTAGATAATGCTGCTATGTTATATGACAAAGGCAAGATAAATGCTTTGTTAATTATAGCACCAAAAGGTGTATACAAAAATTGGTATGACTCAGAAATACCAACACATTTACCAGATCACATATTTAAAAAAATGGTGCTTTGGAAAACGTCTGATAAATCTGCAAAACAAAAAAAGAATTTAAATACTTTATTTGAAACAGGAACAGAGTTTCACATATTAATAATGAACGTAGAAGCTTTTTCGTCCGGGGATGGACCTGCGTTTGCATATAAATTTTTATCTGCACACAATGCGATGATAGCTATAGATGAATCTACAACTATAAAAACACCTACAACTAAAAGAACAAAGGCAATATTGGCTCTTAGAAAAGACGCTAAATACAGAAGAATATTAACAGGATCTCCTGTAACTAAATCACCTTTAGATCTATTTAGCCAATGCCAGTTTCTTGATCCCTGGCTCCTAAACCATCAATCTTACTATACATTCAAAGCTAGATATGCTGTTACTAGAAAGATAGAAGTTCATGGTAGAAGCGTTGAGATAGTTGTTGGCTATAGAAATCTATCAGAGCTTACAGATATAATAAAACCTTTTTCAAAAAGAATATTAAAAGAAGATTGTTTAGATCTTCCTAAAAAGACTTGGATGAAACACACAGTAGAATTAACTAGAGAGCAAAAGAAAGTCTACGCACAAATGAAGCAAGAAGCTATCGCATTCTTAGATGGCAAGATGCAGTCTTCTGCAACAGTTATGACTCAACTAATGCGTCTACATCAAATAACTTGTGGTCACTTTACAGCTGACGATGGCACTATAAAAGATTTGCCATGTAGTAGATTAAATGAGTTGCTTGAGATATTAGAAAAGGTAGAAGGCAAAGCAATTATATGGTCACATTATACTCACGATGTAAAAAGAATTATAAAAAGTATTAAATATATTTATGGTGATGATTCTGTTGTGGATTATTTTGGTGAAACAGATCAAGAAAAAAGATCAACTAATATAAAGAAATTTCAAAACGATGACAAGTGTAGATTTTTTGTAGGAACCACACATACGGGCGGGTATGGTATCACACTTACTGCAGGTAGTACAATGATTTATTTTTCTAATGGTTATGATTTAGAGAAGAGACAACAATCAGAAGCTAGAATAGATCGTATTGGCCAAACAAAACCAATGACATACATTGATATAATAGCTGAAGATACAATAGATGATAGAATAGTAAAAGCTTTACGTAACAAAGTTAACATCGCTAATACTATTATGGGAGAGAATATCAAAGAATGGATATAAATCTCTCCAAGAAAACTAGTGCTACAGCCCCCACCGTAGCTAATAATACCCAATAGATCTTGTCTATCTTACCGCCCAAATCGTGAATACCATTGTGCATATGTTGCACATCTTTTTTTAATCCAGTTATATATCCATACAAAGATATAATATGTTCTCTAGTATTTTTAGGTTTTAATTTGTCGCCGTTGGGCATTATGCAATTCCTCTGTTTCTTAAACGTATTTGTTTCTCTTCATCTGATAGTAGAGCATTTTCTATTGGGGTCAATCCCTGATTCATGTTGCCCATTGCCTGCAGCTGTGCAGTTTGTATGACCTGATTACTAGGCATTGGTGTCTGTGGTAATGGAACTTGTGCTAGTGGTTCATCATCTATTAGATAGTCTTGCACATTTATTTCTTCATCAAAATCATCTTCAAAAGATAGATTTCTTAAATCTTGCACTATATCATTTATATCTAATAAAGCTTCTTCATACGGGTTTTCTATACCTATTCTTTCTGATAATTGTCTAAACTCTCTTCTTATATTTTTTGATGGAACGTAAGGATCAAATATATCATTGTTTAATCTGTTAAAATCTTTTAACAGTTGTCTTTCTTTAAATTCATTTCTTAAATCAAAGTCATCAGATCCTAAAATTTCTGCTGCCTCTATATCTTTTTTTAATTCTTTTTGAACTAAAAATTTAGCTTTGTTTGCTGCTACAAATCTTGAAATAACATCATTAACAGTTTTAGGTCCACCTTTTAAAACAGACTCTTCACCGCCTGTAAATAAAGATCTAGCCTCTCTAATTCCTTTTTGATATCCAGCTAATTTAAATCCCATGGATTTAACAGGATCAACTTTAACTTGCCTGTATCCAATAAAACCTGTTAGCTCATCAGGTAATTCAAAAAACTCTCCTCTTTCTGATGGTTTATCTGTAGCTGCTTGATATAATCTTGTTAGTGTTGGATATGAAAAAGGTATTAAAGATTCTGCAACATGGTCAATACTATTTTTTATTGCAGTGCCTGGTTCTGTTCTTAATTGTGTATCTGTAAATATTTGTCTTCCATCTCTAGTTCTACCCTTTCTTACGAATATATCTGCTACAGCTTGTGAGTATATTGCTTCAGATATAAATGGTGATGCAAGTTCACCAGCACCTTCACCCATACCTTGTAGAACACCTTTCATTAAAACTTCTTCATCTGTAATACCTTGTTGAATATTATTTAATAAAGTTTGTATTGGTCTAATTGCTGTGTCGTAAGCATTACCATGACTAAAATCTACGTATTTTAATTCACCAGAGTCTTCATCTCTAATTGGTAGGATCGTAGAATTTTTTGACCACTCAGGTAGATATCTTTTTAATGCATCTAGTTCCTCATTAGTTACATCGTATAGTGCTTGAAATCCTTTTTGTACACCGTATGGAGCTGCTGCAAGTACAGTTGTCAAACCAAATAATCTTTTAAATCCTATTGTTCTTAGTGCAGGATCTTTTATTTCTTTAATAGCTCTTTGTGCAATGTTTGTAGTTGTTCTTAAAATTTCTGATGGAAAGGACATGAAAGTTCCTAATGGTAGTCTTCTTAACAATCTTACCGTATCAGAAACATAAGCGTAGTTAGGAACTGTATTTCTAACTATATTTGCTGCTTCTTCATCTAATAATTGATCTGTAAATTCTCTACCTGCTTTTGTAAAAGCTGCTTTTAATCTATTTCTTTCAATAGCAAAGTTAGCTATCTTAAAAAAATCATCCTCTGCTGTATATAAATCCTCTGCAAATTTCATACCTTTCTTAGCACCTCTTTTACCTATACCAAATAATTTACTCATCATAGATCCAAGAGGTTTATCTAAATCTATATTTTCACCAAATCTAACATCTTTTAAAAGATTTTTTATATCTCCTAATTGTACCTGTGAGTTTACAACACCCAATCTTAATAGTTCTCTGTATCTAGCGTTTGCTGCCTCTGATCTTGTTCCTACCTGCAAAGGACCAAATGCATCTGCAAAAGCTTTTGCTGTTTGTTTTGGATTAGTTACCATATCAACCATCACTCCGTTTGCTGCTGAGAATCCTGTTGCAGAAAAAAAGTTTCTAAAGTGTGTTACAGGTGATAAGATAGTTTTTGCTATTTGAGCTAAACCTTTTGGTGCTAATAGTAAATTTCTATACATAAAGTTAAAACCTCTAACTGCAAAATTTTGAGAGTCAGCATCAAATAAAAATTTAAAAGCTTTCTGTGAGTCTCCTAGGGCCTCTGCTATGGCTTTTGAGGTGTATAATCCTTGCATTGGATTAACTACATATTCATCTTTAAAAAATGGAGATAGATATTTATCTAATTCTACTATTTCTTGATTAGGTAATGCTTTTTCTGCTTTTAAATTTTTAACTTCATCTGCATTAAAAAAAAATCCTCTTTCACCTGCTTCTGTAGCATCTGTTACAGCTGCTTTTGCTATGGCATCATTTTGTAATAATCTTTCTAGTAATTCATTTTTTCTAGCTACACCAGATAGTTTAGTCATACCGTTGTATATAGAAAATCTTGGATCTTCCATTTTACCAAACAGCTCTCTAAATACTTTACTACCCTGACCTACAACTTGTGATATCTGTTGATCACCTATATCTCTTGTAACTATCTGTTTAAAAAATTTTTTAGTAGATACATCGTCTGCTGTTGGTGTTAAATTTATATATTTAAAATATGGTAATTTACCAGGTGTCTTTTGTTCTAATGCATTTTTCAATACATTGTTTACCAGTGTGTCTGCTTCTTGATCGGTTAATGCATTTTTAACAGGATCAAAGTCTGGTGTATTTCTATTTGCAAATCTATGA